AGAGTATCTTTCTCTAGCTTTGAATCTTACGTTACCAGTATCGAAGTCACCTTCAATCGCAGTTTTGATTGGTGATCTAACGAAGTGTTTTAATCCGTTAGGCACATCAGTCAATAGGAAGAAAGAATCAGTATCAGTTAAGAAATTGTTAACTGAGTACCCTTCTGGTACCATTCCCATTGAGGCGATTGCGTTGATATCGTTATCAGCAGTTGAAGTTCTTTGAGGAGACTTCATCAATCTCTCAGCAGTAAATTGTAATTCTTTTGGAATTATCATTTTTCTACCTTGAGAAGCGATTCTTAATCCTCTTTCATCTACAAATCCTGCGATGTCGATTAACGATTGCTCAAGTGAAGTTTCGTTAAGGTCTGCAGCAACAGTAAGAACGTTTGAGAATACACCACCAGTAGCTAATGGGTGGTTGTTCGCTATTAACGGAACACCGTCTCCACCAGTCACAGCAGCAAATTGCGCTTGGTTCAATACGTTAGCAGCTTTAACTTGCTTCGTATTTGACATAGATCTTGCAAGAGCTCTTGTGTATCTTGCAGCTAATCTGTCATATAGGTTGTCTTCGATTGCTTCTTCAGTAATAGCAAATGCTAAAGCAATTGTTTCGTGGTTGTATCTAGCTGTGAATGTTTCACCCGCTGTATCAAACACTACTCCAGCACCTTCTTGTTTAGTTGGTGCAGAAGCGAAACCGCTTAACATTACTTCTTCTTCAAAAGCTCTGTCAGATGTTTCAGTAGTGAAAATCTCCGCATGTTGATTTTCATATCTACTATATTCCAGGCCGAATAAAGCATTCAAACCTGGCTCTAGTTCTTTAACTAGTTGTGATCGTGATATTGCCATGGTTATTCTCCTTTACGCTATACCTGTTCCACTTCTGTAGAAGTGGTTGTTGATTCTAACAAGAATATTTGCGTTAGCAGAACCTGTGTCAGAGTTTTCTGGGTCTTGCGAAATATCAATCGCTTGAATTGCGAAAGTAGTTGCAGTACCAGAAACACTTACATCAAGTTGTTGTTTCGATATTCCAGTTTGAGTTACACCTGTTGTATTAGTAACAGAATAGTTCTTGTACAGATCGGCTCTTGTAAAAGTAGCATCAGCATCTATTAAAAATACTGCATCTGGATCGTCAATGACGAATGCAGTAATATCGCTAGCAGCAATTCCGCCAGGATAATAGTTACTGTATGTTGGCTTTTGTGTAGTTGGGTCTGTGTAAAAACATCCGTTAAAAACGCCTATAACAGCATCAGATGTGTTAGGACCATGCCTTTGGATATTTCCAGTTCCTAATGGTTCAACCATTTCTCCTTGGAAAATCGCACCTGCTAATCCTGACGCAATCGTATATCTGTTTTGAGCTCCAACTAATGGTGTACCGTCTAGTTTTCTGTAAGGTCTTAGACCAAACTTTTCACTTACGTTTGCCATGTTATGTTTCTCCTTTTAACAGTTTATTTTAAACCCTAATGGCTATTGCAAAATTATTTTTTGCTTCCACCACCAAAGGTCACTTTAGACTGCCTATCAATATTGATTGGCATGTCTGGGTGCTGTTCCTTCATAAGATCATTGTCCACCGCATTCATTCTGTCTTGCGTAAGTCTTTTAAAATACTCCGCACGGCTTTCCAAAATCTCATTTGGTATCCTTGCCAGCACAAGGCCCCCAATTCCAATACACCCCTCGTATTTACCTTCGGTATAGTAAGGATACTTGTTAGTGCCGATCTCGTTTTGAACTTGTTCGACTTTTACAAATTCCCAACCTTCCCTCATTTTTTTAGATACATTAGCTGTATCTTCAAAACCTTGAACGGTAGTACGAATCCATCTATGACTGTACCCGTTCGGTGCAGGTGGCGCATCCAAACTGGATGGTGGAGCCCAAGCTTTTTTGGCTTCTTTAGTTACCTTAGTCTCAGACTCTCGTGAAGTTCTCTTAATTGTACTCATTATTTATCCTCCTTCACGTATCTAGCGTATTCCTCTAGTGGCACCCCTAATCGTTTAGCAATAGCTACTTGTGACTTGGTGAGTTTCACAGTTCTGCGTCCTTGTTGGCTACGACCAGCCGAGGCAACCGTTTGGACGGGTTTCGGTGCTTCTTTTTTTGGCTCGTCCTTAGTGTTATCAAAACTTTCAGGAAAATACTTCCTTAGTCTTGAGTTAACTTCATTATAATACTCATCACTGTCTACTTCAATACCCTCTTGAGAGATATTGTTGTGTATCGTGATAGCAGCATTAGTCATGACCTCATCAGTTCCAAACCACTCATTTTCCTCAGCCCACTTCTTAGCTTTAGGAGTTATTTGTGTTTGTTGTGATGATTCCGCTGTTTGAGGTTCAGCTTGTACGTTGTTTGTTGTTTTTTTAGCTTCTTCTTCTTTTTTTTGTTTTTCTCTATTAGATAATTCTAATCGAGCCTTTTCTTTTTCAACAGCTAATTGAGTAAGTTTATCGTTTGCTTCCATAATTTGTGAAGCATCGTTAGACTCAATAGCTTGTTTCAAAGCCACTTTAACTTGTTCTCTTTGAGCATCAACTCTAGCATCAAATTCTTTAAGATACTGTTCGTCAGACTCTTTAAATTTAAGAGAAGTTTGGTCAAACTTTTTTTGTAGACCTTTTGCAAAATCAAGAGCTGCCTTTTCTCTTCGTTCAGCTTCTTTCTTTTGAAAAACAAGTTTATCTATTCTCTTTTGATAATCTCTTCTTGATTCTTGTAAGTTTGGTTTATCTTCAGTTTGTGTTTCTTCTTTTGTTTCTTGTTTCGGTTGTTCTTTTTCTTCAGTAATTTCAATTTCAGGTTTATCTGATTTTTCTTCTTTTGGTTTTGAATGATCAGTGTAACCTAAATCAACTTCACCTAAATTTAAGTTAGGTTCTTTTTTTGTTTCTTCTTTTTGTTCAAGTTCAATACTTTCTTCTTTTACATCATCAGTATCTAACTCGACTTCTTTTTCTTTGGCTAATAGAGCTTCCGCACTATAGTCTTTTACTTCTGCCATGTTTATCCTCCTTTATTAAAATAAATGGAGAATATCTTCTGGCTTACCTATAGTTCCTATGATCTCGTCATCGTTTAATATACGGTGTTCACCGTACTTAGTCTGAAATCTACTTCCAGCGTATCTGCCATAAATAACAAATTCGCCTTCATTACACCAAGCACCTTTTGGAAATTTTTCTTTATCTTGATAACAAAGGTCACCCATTTTTACAACAAGTCCAACAACAGTAGTCATTTGAATTTTGTCTTGAGTTTCGTCTGCTAAAATAACACCGCCTTTTGTTTTTGCTTGTCCTGACCATGGTCTTACAAGCATACGGTATCCTACAGGGTTTGGTATGATTTCAAGATATTTTTTGATGCCTTCTGGATCTGTTGGAATTTGTGATTTTACCTCTTCCTTATTTTTTTTCGAACCGAAATCTGTAAGTTTAGGTTTAATCAGTTGTACCATCGTTATCCTCCTTGTGCAGGTTTTTAATATCCTGAAGCAGCGTTTCTAATGCGCTGAGTCTGCCCCTAGCATACATTAACTGAGATTCCGTTTCAACCCCATAGCAGATATGATCTTTAACATCTTTAATATTTCTTTTAATAATATTTTCTATTTGTTCTCTTGTTCGTGGGTCTAACATATTCTCTCTAAACAAACTTTGTTGTTTCCCTTTTCATGTATTGTAAAATCCCAATAAGAAACTGCAGCTCTAATGACTTCAAAATTGCATAAATTAAAATCATCAATAATTATTCTTGAACCTTTTCTTGATCTTTCTGCAAACCAAAGAGTTTCTCTTAAAATATCTTTTGTAGTGTGTGGTCCATCTAAAAATACTAAATCAAATATTGTATTAGCCAAATTAAATATTTTCATATATTCGACATCAGTCATATTATAAAACTTATAATGAGGATTACCCGCGAAATCTTTAACCATTTGATCTCTCATATCGTTAGAATATGTTGGTGCTTTAGAAGTCCATTTACCATCTCTTTTCCATCGTGGTTGATTATCAAAGTGATCATATTCTAAATCACCATAGGGATCTATTGCGTAATGCTGATATTCTGTTTTACTTAATCTTGGTGTAATACTCATCATAATAATTTGAGAGCCTAGCCCTTCTCTTACTCCCACTTCACAAGTAGTCACTGATTTTGGATCTTCATAAAATGGTAATGTCTCACACCATTTTTTTAATAATTCATATTCGGAGCTATCTCCACGGATCATATTTTAAATTGTTGTAAGATTTGTAATTTTTCTTCTGCGTGAGCAATTTTTTCAATTAATTTATCTATCTCATCTAGATGTTGTGGATGTTCGCCTATGGCAACTGGTTTTTCTAAATAAATTTGCACTGTGGCATCCGCCTCTGATATTTGTGCGTTATACCTATCTTCTAATGCATTTATAAGAGTAGATCTAAGACTCATATAGAATCTATATACTAATAAAAAGGATGTGCAATACTTTTTATTTTACCTTGTGCTCTTAATTTTTTAAGGTCCCCTTTTGTCATTTGTTGAAGCTGCTCTACAGAATATTCATTCTTTTCGAACATTTCTTCATGAGGATCTTTTTGAACTTTTGACTTAAATAAATTTTTTATCCAATTCCAAATCATTTTTTCCCTCCGTTACGAAATATTTGTGTGCCTTTAATGCCATAAATGCTCGCCACGACAAGGATCCACAAATTTGTGAACCATCCCGGCAGCTGTGAGAACATTTCAAAGAATAATTTTACCTTGTCCATCGCAGTTGGATCATCCGATATTACTGCATATGCAAGCACCAAAACGGGCAAACTTAATATTATAAGCACCGCCTCGTCTTTCCAGTCAGATTGTCTAGCTTCTAAAAGTTTACCTTGATAAGCTTCCTCTCCTCGTGCTTGTCTTTCTGCATGTAGCAATTGTGCATCTGACATTGCCATTTTTGCTTTTTGCTTATTAGCGTAAATTTTTGATCCTGCAGATACTGCAAGTTTAATAGCTTGAAACCACATTATTTAACTCCTATAAATTTAGATCCTTTTATGGCTGCACCCATACCTCTAATACCATCAGGTCTGTGAGGGCAAGACATATTATTCATTTTTCCACTTTTCATTTTAACTGGAGGAACTTGTGGATTAGGTCCTCTTTTAGGTGGGGGTCCAAAAGATACACCACCAGAATTGTAGGCTCTAAAATTAAAAAAATTTTGTTTTGGTAATATTGGTAATATCTTTTTAGGTTTTACCGCTTCAGCAACATTCACTCTTGATTCTGTTTGATTATCAGTAGGTAGGTTTTTACGTTTTCCAAATCCTGCTTCTTTTAAATAATCTTTTCCTATGGGTGCATTTGGTTGTAAGGGTTTGTTTTCAGTTTTATAAAAATCTCTATATAAACCTTTTTTGGTAGCAAATTTTTGTCTTGCTTCATATTGTTTCTTTGCTAAATAATTTATAGTAGGTCCTGAGAATGGTATTATAGAACCAGCTAATGTTGATGCAACAAAACCAAGTGGTTTTTTAAATGGTACATCCCCCTTATTTGTTGAAGTTTGTTTTTTATCTTTTCCTAAAGCTACATTCTTTGAATATTGAGATCCCTCATTAACTTTACTAAAGTCAGCTTTAGATGTGCTTTTCTTACCAAAATCTCTAGCATCCATTCCTCCGCCTCTATATTTTCTAACTTTTCTCCTCATGCGAATTTCTTTCTTAAACTTTCTTTTGATTTTTCTGGATCAGCCATTACTTCTTTTTACTCCTTGCAATTTCTAATTTTTCCTCAGCAATTCTAATTCTTTCAGCTGCTTGAGCTTCATTATTTTCTAATTTCATTTTTTCTAAATCTAATTGTTCTTCAATTTGGTTTTCTTTTATATCCATATTCATCATAGACTCATCAGCTCTACGTTGCATGTCCATAGCTCTTAAATCCAACTCTCTTTGTTTTAACATTACTAATGGATCTTGTTTTTGACCCATAGCTTCTGATTGAGCAAGTTCGATTGTTAATTGTGAAACTCTATTTGCTATCATTGCGTTGATTTCTATTTGTGCACCTTGTGGATCTGATTTTAATCTTCCTTGCATAATAGGATCATTAGCTATAGCAGCTCCAACTTCACCTTGTGCTTTTAATGAAACGTGTTCAGATATGTGTGCTTGTAAAGCAGTGTAGACTTGTGGGTTTATTTGAACCATTCTTGTAGACATAAATGCTCTATGCGCATTAATATGTGCATCATGATCTTGTTCTGGAAATGCTTTTAGTGGTTTCATAGCTAAAACTTCCATATTTTCTGTTGCAGGATCTTTTGGCATAGGTCTTTCAACTGGTTTTAGTATTTGATCTATATCTTGAGTCCCTAGTGCCTCATATACTCTTCGATATGCCTCTCTCAAGTTGTGCATCATAGGATTTGACATAGCAATCTTTAAATTTTCGTTTGCAAGTGTAACTCTTTGCGCCATACTCATAATATTTGGGTCAGCAACTGGAATTACGTCCACTCGATCATCAAAATCAGTTTGTTTTACCGCTTGATCAGCACCATATACTGAATATGGATAGATTGGTGGTAGATATGTTGCAAAAACTTTAGATAAAAGTCTAAATTCTCTTCTCATTGAGTAATAACATCGCTTGTGTATAGCACTCATGACTCTCGAACCACGTTCCAATAACGAAACAGTCGTTCCAACAGCTCTATTTTGCATGTCATTGCCCGTATCCATGTTAGTAATCGCTGCAAACTTCTGTCCAGCTTGTACAACAAACCCCATTAATTGATATAATGTAGCTGATGGTTCCTTAAATGGTAGAATTTGAAACTGATCTTTGATATTTCCTCCCGGTGCGTCCACATCTCTAAACTCTCCTGGTTGAAATGGCTGATCATCATCACGAATTCTTATACCTCTAGACTTAAATCCAGCTGGTAAGTTGGATAATGTACCAGCATCAAGCAATTGTCTTAAAGATTGTGTAGCAGTTCTGCTTAATCCACCAATCATGTGTGTTAATCCAAAGCCATAAAAACCTAAACCTGGTAAAAATTTGAAGTGAACAAAATATTCTTTACGTTTTTTTGTTTCATCATTCATATCATAGTTACGATACACAGATAAAATTTGTCCAGAGCCTTCATCGATAGTTACAATGTAAGGAACTTTAACTTGTTTGTCTGCATCTTGCATTTCAAACTCTTCTAAATTGCAATCGACGTGCATTTCTAAAATTGAAAAAGAATATTGTTTATCACCACCAGGAGTTACACCTTCTAATTCTTGATATTTTTTTTCAATTTCAGTTGGACCATTAGATGTTGGTTTCAATTCTACATCTCTATAAAAACCAGCTTGTTGTTTTTTTAAAATTTCGTTTTCACCCATTTTAATTACATGAGTAATTCTTTCACAATCCATCAAATCTGTAGCATAGTAAGGCACTACTAAATCTTCAGCTGGTATAAATTTAGATACAGCTCTCTGCATTACTTCATCGTAGTAAACTTTTTTAAATGCAGAACCTGCTAATGCTAAATAAAATAATAATTGATCAAACTCAGGAGTATATTCTTCCATCTCTTCAGTGATCATGTAATTCATAAAATCTTGAACACGCTGCGCTTGATTTATTTTTTGATCATCTTCCATCCCCAAGACTCTTGTTCTAACTGGTCCTGAAGATGGAAGTAATTCTTTATATGCTTGCGCTTGAAATTGTGTAACAGCTTCTGATAAAAGTGGATGAGTCACGGATGCCGACCCTCTAAATGGTCTAGTCATCTCTGTATGTTTTATTCCAAGAAGATCTAAATTATTTGTATAAGACGTCTCCCAATCTTTTCTTGAAACTCTATCCTTTTTATAATCGTCAAGTAATTGATTAGACATTCTCTGAAGAACTTCATCTGACATGTCTTCTGCAATGTTTTTATAAAATGCATCAGCTGCGTTTTCTACAGCAGCCATTACATCAGAATCTGTTTCTGTTTCAGATTCTACTTCAACATCTACTTCTTCAGTGTCAGGAGTTACAATCTCCTCATCAATCACTTTATCGATTTCAGCCATTAATATAGTTTAGTAGGTTTCATTCCTTGTATTGCCATTCCACCACCACGAGCTCTAATCATTTTTCCTCTTTTAGCTCCATCGAAAGCTCCTAGTCCAGAACTTTGCATAGCATCAAATTGACTTTCTGATTTAGGCATAAGTGGTGAAAGTTTTCCTTCGTCTTTTCTCTTCTGAACTATTTTTTTAGTTTTTTGAATTTTTGCTTTCTTCGCACTAGCTTTTTCTTCAATCTCTCTAGGTAATGCATCTTTGTCTACGGTAATTTTAGTAGTCTTACCTACTAAATTTTTAGATGAATCTCCAAGATCTACTACTCTTTTATTTAGATTTCTTTTTGTTGATTTAGGTGTTTTAGCACTTGGGGGCGCACCTGTAACACCCATGGGTCTTTGTCTCATTCCTAACAATGCACCAGCTCCAAGTATGGATGCTGCCATTGCTAATTTTTTATTTCTTGACATGTCTTTTCTCCTTTTAATAATATACGTATTTACGTTGTCTATAACTTTCAACCTCATCCTCGTCAGAATAAGTTGTTATAAACGAACCTTGCCGATATCTTAACATAGCTTGAGTAGTGCTGTCCACATAATCGTCATGTTCTCCATGAGGAAACGCTGCACACTCTTCAATTACTTCTTGAGCAAAATGCTCATCTCTAGGATACCAAACTTGTTCAGATTCAAATATTGGAGCACAAGCGTTGACTCGTGAATGTTTATCTTGGCCACGTCCAGGAGTGTAATCCATAACAGGAATTCCCATTCTTCTAAATTCTTGTAATAAACTTTGTCCACTTGCTTTGGCTTCAATGATTACAGTTTCAGGTTGCCAATATTTGTATTGATCTAAGGCAACCATTTTTAATTCTGGAAAATCATATTTACCTTTGATTGCATCAATTAACATTATGGCATCAGGCCCTGATTCGCGGGGCGTGAATATTCCCCATGTAGTAATGGCTGAATAATCGGCAGTTTCTTTTTTACTAAATGCAGTGTCGTATGATTGAATGACATGTTTTAAAATTGGCATATCCCCTTTCCATGGCTGCCACCACTCACGTTTTAAAATGGCTCCTTCTTCTGAAGTTGGATTCTGCATGTATTGAGCTGACCAATTACGTATGGATAATGACGCCTTAACTTTTTCTAATTCATCGAGTGCCCAATATTCAGGCCACACGGGTCTCGGCTCACTGTCCTCGTCTAAGATTGCTGGAAAAGAAATTTTTTCCCACTTGTCTGCTTTAGGTTCAGTTTCTGCTTTGATTAATCTACCAGTCAAATCATCTTGAGCCCATCTTGTCATTACTAAAACAATTGAGCCTCCCGGTTGTAAACGTTGTCTTGGTCCTGAAAGATACCAATCATAAGTTCTCTCCATAGCAGAATCAGATAATGAATCTTGTTCTGTATGTGGATCATCGATAATAAGTAAGTCCGCCCCTCGTCCTGTGATAGAACCGCCAACACCCGCTGCAAAGTATTCCCCACCATGATTGGTCTCCCAACGTCCTTTAGCCTTACTATCTTCTCTTAGTCTAACATCTCCAAAGATTTGTTTATACTCTGGACTGTCAATTAAATTTCTTACCTTTGCACCAAACCTCGCAGATAATTCTGCGTTGTGAGATACTTGCATAATTTTCATTTTAGGAAACTTCCCTATCATCCAAGCTGGAAAATATATGGATGCAAATTCAGACTTAGTATGTCTAGGAGGCATATTCACAATGAGCCTTCCTTTTTTGTGCTTAGATATTTTTGTAAACTCGTGTGCTATATGTTGATGGTGTCCCCAACGATTAGGATCTTTATCAGTACGGCAGATAAAATCTGGCCAAACATTCTTAACAAAATATAAGAAGTTATCTTGGCATAATTTTATATGTCTTAACCATACTTTTTCGAGCCTCTCTCGCAGCTGATCAGTAGTCAACAATTCTGTATTTGTCATATAGATTCACTATACCCTTGGGTCCCCTTTAAATAAACCCCTAAACGTTTAAGGCCTTACTCCATGTATTTGCGCTACAAGTTTTAGTAAAAGTTAAGTAACATATAAAAATTTTTCGCAAAAAAAATTTAATTTTTTTTGGTCAATTTTTGGTTTTGGTTTGGTACCTCTATTGAAGAGAAGGGAGCCACGGCACAACCTAGGGTTGTGCCGTGTTTTTTGTTTATGTCTGTTTTTCGTTCTCGACTAATTTGTCGATTGTATCAAGCGCAATTTTTTCAATTGCTAAAAGTGTCATCTCGGTACCTACTGAAATCGCAGTTACATATTCACCCCTTTGTAGTTCTAACTGCCAAAGGCCTTCAGTTCTTTTTGGTACTAGTTGAATATAATATCCTTTATATTTCATTTTTAAACCCTCCCAATAGTTCGAAGTGATAACAATATTCCGACCGTGGCTAAGGTAAACCCTAGCCACACATCGATTGAAAAAAGAATTACAACACCTAAAAAGGCAATTGTAAAACTTACCATGATTAAAAGTATATATAAAAAAATATCCATTATTTTATTTTTTTATAATTTGTTTTTAACTCAATTGATTGCCCATCTATTAAATAGGTTTTATATAATTCAGGGTAGTTTTCTTTGAACCCTTTTATATCAAATCGAGTTGTATTTTTTTTGATTGTCTCTAATGAATAATCATAGTCTTCATATTGACCTATAACAAAGCCCCCTCGATCCTCTACTATTGGTAGAGCTTCGTCTTTAACGTCAACCCATAATTTATTAGATGACTTTCTTTTTTCGTTAACTTTGCAAGCTAAAAACAATTTTTTGTTTATAGCTGCTTCTAGTTGTTTGTGCTTTTTTGTTGTTTGTGTTTTCATTGTTTTACCTCTTTTGTTAAGTTGTTTTTAATGTTTAACACGTCTTATTAATATAGTTATTAATGGGAGGATATCAAGCATTAATTTTAAAAAATTGAAAAAATTAAAAATAATAAAATTAATACTAGAATTTCCTTCCATAATACCTGAATAAAAACCCACATTAGAAACATTCTAAACTGCCATTTTTATAAATGAGTTTTTTGTTACTTTCCGACCGAGTCCCTTTGCTATCAAACCCACAACCACGCCACAAGGATCCTTAAAACGTAAATCATGTTTATCACCGTTTATGACTCTACGATCCATCCAGGTTTTGGGTAACTTGTCCTGAAATACTACAGCAACATTTGCGCCCTTAGCTATTGCTGCCAATTGGTCCAGGTGATTTTTACCGCTGTCACTAAATGTAATATGATAGTTTTTTAAATCATGATCTAAATAATTTAAAACTTTTGTATAATCATAAAATTGGACATCAGGATGCAGCTGCATTAAGCTGCCACCTCCATCGACTCGCATTCGATGCCATGGGAGGTCACTGGTCCCATTTAATCTAACAGCAAATTTATACCCCTGACTGGCTGCTCTTTTTTTGAGCTGCTCAATTTCAGTACTTAGCT